TTCGGACCACAGGCTATCGGTGTAGGTATTGGTGGACCTAACGCTCAAGTGTTGATCAACAACAACGACGATTTCAGTAGATTTATCATTCTTATATGGCAACTCTATGCTGGATTCGCGAACTTGAACAAGGACTTCATCACAACAGCCTTCACAGTAGCGGAGTAAGGAGGTATAACTAATGGCAACTTACAAATCTTCTGCTGGAGCTATTCTTCAGCCAGGTAACCAGATCAACCGTCTTTCAGGATACAACGATGAAGGTGTATTCGGACTGCCTGGGGTTGAGGCATTTGAACTTATCGGTTATGTAAAGGTTTCTAACCTTACAGCTGCTAAAGCTTCAAACAAGAGCTTCGACTTAACTGTTCCTTCTCCAGATCGCCGTGTTGGTGATCGTGTACGTAATGATCGTACAAGCCTCGTAGTACAAGCTGACGCTGCGCGTCCTGCATATGTCTACGGTGCATCCATTGCTGTTGCTCAAGATGTTCCATCTGCTGCACAGGATAGAGCTGGATTCCCTGCTGCTCCTGTAACTGCTGATCTTCTTGGTACCAACACTGAGCTAATTCTTTTCGGACCTGACAATAGTGGCGCACCATTAGGTGTTCCTGCTACACAGGCTAATGGACTTTCTGCAGCTTCTGCAAGTCTATCCATTGGAGCTTCTGGAATTGCTCAAGGTACTTCTGACACAACAAATGGAAACCTTCCTTTCACAACATCTGTAAGTGGCACTATCGCTAATACCGATTTTGCTAACTCAATGATGTATTTATCTACATCAGATCTTACATTCAAGGTTTACAACGTAAACGCTATTACCAACACAACTGTGACTGGTGACGGTGTTTATATCAGCCAAGACGATTCAGATGCTGGTCGTGCTGCATACATCGTATGCCGTGTGAACTATCTTCGTCCTGCTGCTGCTGTATCTTGGAACGATGTTCAAGGTTTCATTGACTTTGCATCACAAGTAGGTGGTAACGACGAGTAATATTTCTTACTCTTAAGAGAATTAGGCGAGTCCTTGTGGCTCGCTTTTTTCTTGTCTATATTTAAGTTAATTATTGAATTGTTATGCAATTTTTAGCTTTTGTCTTAATAGTAGGTATTGCTTTTGCTTTATTTTCCATAGTTATGGATAATTCACATCCTAATCATCCTAAATAAAATCTCTTAAAAAGTCGGATGCAGTAGGATTATTAATTTCATATTTATGACCTTTTTTATCTACTTTAGTCAAAACTGTATCATCCATAGTATGTCTATTTATTAGAGACTCACCTTGATCTACTAAATCACTAGCAGCTCTAAGATCTTTATCTTTAAGAGCTTTATAAGTTTCATAGAAAATAGTTGCTTCTTCTTGATTACCAACTGCTGTCATACCGTCATAGATAGCATCAACTTTGTGGTCTAAAAAGTGTTCTGCTCTACCAGTAGCTTTATTAAATTCTCGACCATATTTATCATGGTCATGTAAATCTTGGGCATGATCATATTGCTCTGTCTTTCCATAATCAATAAAGCTCATAGATTTATTAACTGGGTCATAAGACATATGATCTTCTCTTCTACCATAAGGAGTATTTAAATCATCATGAACAATTCCAGTTTGACTAGCTAATTTTAATCTAGCTTTTGAAAGAGCTAATGCCTGTTCACGATTACCACGTTCTACATTTTCTGTAGGTACTCTATCCATCTCAATAGTATGTAAAGTAGAGTTCCAATTTGAGTTTCTATGCTGATAAGAACTAGGAGCAGTTTCAACAGCATGAATACGAGGAGCTAAACCAAGTTCTGCTGCCTCCAGTTGTCTTTCAACTTCATAGTCTGCTTTAGTTCTATCAGTATCGTGATCTAATCGTTGAACTTTTAAAACACGACTAGGATCGCTAGGTTTTTCAAAAACTGTACCAAAGCCTCCTTGTCCAACAAGAGGATGTCGATCATACTGTTCAGCAAAACCAGTACCAAACGCTGTATCAAATACTTTATTTCTTATAGGAATATATTCTTCTTTTGTTAAACCAGACAAAGAACCACCTAATTCATCCTCTTGCTCTTTTAAATTTTGGACTAACTCATCTGTACTAAAGTGTTTAACAAATCTTCTCTCTCCTTCTGTAGCACCCCAACCTGCAATTTCATCTGCGAGAGAATTTTTAAATTCATCTAAAAATTTATCAGTTTCCACTTCTACAACAGAAATATATTTATCTATTTTAAAAGCACTAAACTATGGCTACAGTTGAAATCAAAGGTAGACACTGGTATGCTAATCAGAGGTTAACAATCAAGTTATGTTGTATCAGTACAAGCCTACAGGTGGATTAGTTGAAGTTATATCCCAACATGGCGATGGAATTATGATGTGTGTCGATGCACAAGATGAAGTCATATATGCGGATGAGACAGATTTAATGCCACAAATAGATGCGACGACGGAGAAGATTAAAACTGAAGAACGTCTTACTGCAGAGTTAGCAGCAGATGGAGTTAAACCAGCCAAGTTAACGACTCGTGAAACTTTTCCTGTTGATGTAAGAATCAATATCAATACGGCAAGTGCTCGCCAGATAGCAGATGCATTACCAGGAGTAGGTTTAAAGACTGCAAGAGATATAAAAGATTTACAAACGACATGTTCTGGAGAGCGTTTTCAAAAGCTAGAACAGTTACGTTCAATCAAACGAGTTGATTGGGATACGATTTTTGAGGAAAACCTCGTGCGTGTGGACTAAAAACGTTCGTTTTGATAGTTGGAGAGGGGACGATGGGGAGAACCTATATAAAGTAAACTAGGGATAAGGCTTATTTGTTATTAGTTAATGAAGCTTGATACTTTTTTAAAGTCTAAGGTTAGATGGCACTTAGGCTATAACTTAACTTCGGTACCTGCTGGTGACCAAGGACGTCTTGAAGAAGCATTAGATAACATTCAAGATTCTTATTGGTATGACAAAATTGTTGAACAGATTAGTCGTTGTGACGAAGCTGAGAAACGTACTGATATGACAGGAAGTGTGAACAATGATTCAGCTCCTAAGAGTCGTATTGAAAGTATTGCTGGAGACGTTGATCGTACAATTTCAACATCTGATTTTAAAGAGACATTAAAAACTTGGACTCAGATTTATTTATATGAAACAGATAGATTAGCTCTTCACTTATATGTTCCAAACTACAGGAATCCAGAACAAGCTAGATATAGATTTAATAGAGAAGGTGCAGAATTTATCCAAGCATTACCAGGACCCGCTGACGTGGCTGTAGGTACCAGACTTGTTTTAGAAACAAATTATCGATAGCGTTTCCCCCTGTTATTCTTAGTAATAGGTAATCTTCAAATTCATGGCTATAACTTATTTTCAAGATACTATTTTTCAAACTGACAGTGCTTTAGAAGCAGCTGGTGTTGGTACCGCTTTAAAAGTAGCTGTAAACAATACTTTTAATACAGAGAGTTACACTCTTATTGTTACTGTCGCAAGTATAAATACTAATGTAAAAGTTAGTTTAGAAGGTAGTATTGATGGAACAAATTATGCAGAAATTATTTCTGAAAAGACAATAACTGCTAATGGCACGACTGCTTATAACGTTTCACATACTCCTGTTAGATGGATAAGACCAAGATTTATTTCTGAGACTGGAGGTTCTGCTGCCACTGTGGTTTTTAGTGTAGCTGCTTCTTAAAAATGTCTATACGTCCTACTACTAAATTAGGGTATAGAGAAGGAATAAGACCTCATCGTTGGAGAGTAAAAAATCCTTACGAACCAGAATATAGCGGTGCTGAAAAGTTTGTAAGTTCTAGAGAACCAAGAAGATATGCAGGAAGTAAATTAGGTATAGATTTAAGATTATGAGGAACATAAAATGAGAATGGCTGCCGTTGGTTCTGTTATTCCAAATTATATGGCTGCTCCACAAGGTGTAGGTTACTCAGATAAAGCTGTAAGACCACAAGATTTAGGAGCTTGGGAAACATTTAAAGGAACGCCTAATTGGGAAACTTTTCCTGATGATTGGCCACACGTAGGTGGTTACTTTTAAGTTATAAAAAACTCTTCCGTTATAATAGGTTTTAAATCTACTAGTAAATAAACGTGTCAAGCAGTAGTTCAAATAAACAGCCATTAATGGTAGATCGTCCAGCGACAACATCTACTCTTGTAACTGTTGCGGCTGGTCAAAATTTCGGTACGAGTTACACACCAACTGCTGTTGGTAATGCTACTAAAATTTTTGATGCAGATTCATCACTAACGGATACATCTATTAGTGGTGCATATATTGATGAGATTTGGTTTCAATATGGAAAACATGAGACAGAATATTTAGCTCCAAATACAGGTACTGTCGGTACTTATTCTGCAAACTCAACTACTTGTACTGTTACTCTTACTGATCATCATGTAAAAGTAGGTCAAGAAGTTAAATTAGATTTCACAACTTACAATACTGGAACTGTTCCTGTTGATTTACTTGCTACTGTTACTAAAGTTGGACCTGTTGCTAATACTTTTGAAGTAACTATTCCTTCTCAAGGTGCTTCTAATGGTGCTGTTACTGTTTATCAACCAACTTTATTTTGTTTCTACTTAGTAAGTACTGCAACTGTAACTAATACTAATCAATTTTTCCCCTTATTTACTGCAAGTATTGACTCTGTTGCTTCTAAACAAAATTATAGTTTAACTTTAAATGAAGAATTACCTTTAATTAATCACCCTGTAGTTCAAGCTGGTTCTAACTTTACTTCAGCAAATAATGAAGTAGCTCCAAAACAACGTGGTCTTATGTTAAAAAGAGGTCAAGCTTTATATGTAGCAGCAAGTGGCGCTAGTGCTTTAACTACTGGTTTCTATTGTAATGTTCAAGGTGGCTATTATTAAGAATAAAATTAGATGTCTAGAGTATTTAGGGGAGACTTTAGTAATCCTAAAAAGTTAGGTTTTGATAACGATTTCTCTAAGAATAAGAAAAGTAGAGCAGGAGATTCTTTTGGTATTGAAGAGCCAATGCCTGGCGGTCATAGTGAACCTCAACTTGAAACAGTTACGTTTTACGATCAATGGACTGATCCAAAAAGTAAAAAAAGAAATTCTAAAGGTAGATCAGGAGATCGTTCTCGTGTAGAAATAGGTCAACCTCTTGGCGGTCATAGTGAACCTAAGCTTTCTTCATATACTTCTTATGATCCATTTACTCCTCGTAGACATCAAAACGGTCAAGGAGACTCTTTTAATAAAGTTAAGCCTAAAAAAGCTTATAAGAATAGTGAAATAAATTTTTATAATACTGATTCTCTTTGGTCTCGTTGGAGAAGAGGATATGAGTTATATACAGCAACACAAAGCTTTTTAGGTTCTACAGCTTCGGAAAGAGGTAGAAGAGGTGATTATCGAGTTTACTTTACTTTTCAACAATACCCAGGTGTATTTATTCCTGCTCGAATATATACTTTTCCTTCACTTAATCAAGAATTAGGTGAACACATAGTTGGTATGAGAGATACTGATGCTTTTAGTTTTTATGAGCACGGATTACCGATCTTGGCAGTTAGATATTTAGGAAAATTGGTTAGTGCAACTTATAATCAATCAGGTACTACGTTGGTAATTACAAAACAAGATCACGGACTATATCCAGGAGAAAATGTTTATTTAGACGTACAAACTGGAGCTGGTGTTGATGAAACTTTAACTATTGTAAGTACTACACAAAATACATTCACAGTTACAGCTTCAGCATCAGCTAATGTTAGCGGAAATCTTAATTATTATTTATCGACTACTTTTGGGGATTCGCGTTGGACTACTATTAGAACTCGCATTCGCTATATCCCTACAGCAGCTACTTTCTTTGCAGGGGAGCGTTTAGCAGATCGTATTATTGAAAAAGATCCTGGTATTAGCTCAACTTATGCCAGAGTTGGATCAACACTTACTGTCACATGTAGTTCTGCACACGGTTTATCTACTGGGAATAAAGTATATCTTGATGTAAGTACTGGTGATGTTACTTCTGGAAGATATACGGTTACCGTTGTAAACACAACTCAATTAGAAATAACTACTATTATTAGTGGTAATACTAATGGAAATTTAACTTTAAATAGATTATTAAGAGGTCGTAGTTATGATAACTACGTTGGATACACGGTTACAGGTATTGATCTTTCTACAAATGAGATAATTTTCCAAAGAAAAGATAGTTATGGCGCTACTACTATTGATACTGTTACAAAGACAGTTGTTCCAGCTCATCGCGGATTTATTGTTGGTAGATATTTAACTACTGAATTACGTTGGCAATGTTCTTGTCAAGATTTTTCACGTAGAGATAGTTATGATTTATATAGTGAATTAACTAAAAGACGTTTTCCAACTACAACCGTACGTTCAACTAAACCAGGACAAGTTTTAGAAAAAGATGGTACCTACAGTCCTGCAAGAGATATCCCAGGTACATTTAGAGATTTAGGTTTTGTTGCTATTAATAATTTTTATCAACTACCTGATTATGAAGATACCAGTGGTTTTGATACTGCTAATTTAATGTATTACCAGTTAAGGTGGTGCAAGCATATTTATGCCTCCATGTTTGCTTTAAAACATGATGAAGGTAATGATCCTATTACTTTAACGGGAGCTTATATTCAGAATGGTCCAAATATTACTATTGATTCAGTTGGCCATAATTTAGAAATAAATACTAAAATTGAAATAACTTTTACTAGCGGAAATGCTGTATCTGGTGAATATACAGTTACGTCTGTACCTACTGTTGATAGCTTTGTTGTTATTTATCCATTTAGTAATTTAACTAGTGGATACTGTACGATTAGCAATTTAAAAAAACATGATTATGTAGGTGCTTGGTTGAAGGAGCCGAATGATAAACCAATTGGAGAAGGTTTAGAACGTTTTGAGCGTAAATTTGAAAAGGAGAAAGAAAAATTACAAACTGCTGTAGAAACTTTACTAATTGCTAAACAAAACACAAGCTGGAGTGGCCAAAAAGATATTATAGGTAATCGTGGTTTACCTCAATCAATAGCGAATTTTGATCCAACTTTTCTTGGAATGACTCTTACAGATAGTGTAAAAAGAGATGCTGATGGAAAATTAAGTAGATCTGGTAAAGCATCAAATTTAACTAATAGGATGATAAATTTAGTTAATAAATTATTTAATAAATCGCCAACTTTATTACAAGATATAAAACTTGGTATTATTAATAAGCCATTAAGTGAATATACACAGGAATTTGAATCAGGTTTAATAGATTGTGGCGAATATGTGAATGGACTTCCTACTGAAGATGCAGATACTATTAGTACTATGGATTCTTCAACATATTCACCTTTAACAGATCAAGATACTGTTGTAGATTCTGATCTATATATTAATATTTAAGTATGGCTGTACAAATTCTATCTAGACGCTCCAGTGTATTACATGACCGTCCCTTTCCTACCCGTATTGGCGTTGCTGAGTTGGCTCTTAACAATAATGCAAGTCAGCCCGGACTCTTTTTCGCTGATAATACAGCTTCTCCTAATACAGGTTTAGTTAAAATTGGACCAATAGCTGTTGGGACTTCTGCTCCTAATGTCTCTGCTGTAGGTTTTACTTCCAATAGTAAAGGTGAGTCGTGGCTAGACACTACTAGTACTCATATTTTAAAAGTTCACGATGGTGCTAATTGGCAGGTTGTAAAAGCAGTTGCTTCAATTCACACAGGTTATCCAGCAAATCCTGTTGATGGGCAAATCCATTACAATAAAACTACTAATAAATTAGTTGTTTGGGATCAAGCAACTACGGGATGGTTAAATATTGGTCCTTAACTCTTAGCTAGTAGATGATCAAGTATTCTATCCAGTTTTGTATGGACGGCTTGCATTTCTCTTAAAAAATCTTCTTTCAAAACGTAATCATGGAGTACTTCATTCTTTAGTTTATCAAGATTACTTTCTACGTTATAGAATCTTCTATCTAATTTCTTATTAAAATTCCCTAAAGCTCGTGTTAAGCCAGCAAAAACACCGATGCTTCCAGAAATAATTGCAGCAATGAGTTCTATTTCCATTTTTCCTTTCTTTTCTTCTATTCTAAAGGATTTTACAATTTAAAATATTAAATAGTTGGAATATATGTATGGCAACAGGATATGAACCAAATGTAGAGGGTGCTATTGCAGTTTTAATTGATTTAATGACTGCTCATAACTTTACAATGACTCGTCAACCATATGAACCTAATTATCGAGGTTTAATAGACGCCATAATTGATGTAAAAGATGGATTTCCTGTTTTTGCACCAGCTCGTGTAGGTTTTGATGTCACAGCATTCGAATCAATAGCAGATGGTGATGCCGTTTACATGAGATCTAGTGATGGACAGGTAGGTAAAGCTAGTGCAGCTAATGGTTCTTTAGAAAATTCACATGTTGTTGGTTTTGCAGATTCTGCTGTCTCCTCTGGTAACGAGGTTAAAGTTTTAGTAGTTGGTATGAAGACCATGTCTTCAATAGACCCTGGAGATTTGTATTATTTAAGTCCTACAACGGCTGGAGCTATCACCACGACTGCTCCTACTGGTTCAGGTCAAGCCGTTACTAGAGTAGGAGAAGGAGCTACATCTACTTCTTTTAGTATTTATGTTGAACCTCCCGTGAAGTTAGCATAATGCCAGTAAAAAGTAATTACAAACCTTATGAGTCTAATGCTCAAGGTCTGACTGAGGTTCTTGTTGATTTAAAAGATACATTAGCTGAAAAAACAGTTTATTCTGTAGCGGGTTTTGAAGCTGTTGCCTTTGAAAATGTAACTCAAGGACAACCTCTGTATGCGAGAAGTAGTGATGGCAAAGTAGGTTTAGCTAGAGCTGCAGGTAGTGAAGATGAAGCAAGAGTTGTTGGTTTTGCACAAACGAATAAATCTACTGGCGAAACAGTAAGATGTCTTGTATTTGGTACTTTAGCAACATCAGGATTAGATGCTGGAGAACTTTATTTTCTTAGTACTGGATATGGAGGAATAACAGCAACTCCTCCTTCAACATCAGGACAATTTATTACACGAGTAGGAGAGTCAATATCAAGTGCTTCTTTGCACGTAAGTTTAGAGCCTCCAATTAAGGTTGGGTAAAATTAAGAGATGGCAACAAGAAAATCACTTGTAATTGTTAGTGGTCTGTTTCAAGAGTTAAACTCTTCATCAGATAAATTAGATTTTGGCGGTAATACGACAGCCGATTTAACTGAAAATACTAATCTTTACTATACAAATGCACGAGCCAGAGGCGCTGTTTCTGTTACAGATTCAGGTGGTCTAGGAAGCTTGGCATACAATAACAGTTCTGGAGTTATTACTTATACAGGACCTTCTAACTCAGATATTACAGGTTTAATTAGTGTAGCAAGTGGTTCTGGTTTAACTTATAGCAGTGGAGAAATAGGTACAAACGCTATACCTAATAGTCAATTAGCTAATAGTTCGTTAACTATTGGTAGTACAGCTATTGCTTTAGGTGCAACAGCCTCAACAATTGCAGGGTTAACTTCATTAACAGCTACAACTCTTTACTCAGGAGTAGCTGATGCTGCAAATTCAATATCAATAGCCAGTGGAAATATAGTTTTTGAAGGTTCAAGTGCCGATGGTAATGAATTAATTTTGACGGCAGCGAATGCAACTGCTGATCGAACTCTTACATTGCCAGATGAAACAGGTACTATTTTAACGACTGCTTCTACGATAACTCCTACCATTAACTCTCTAACTATTGGTAGTACATCTATTGCTTTAGGAGCTACAGCATCAACAATTGCAGGGTTAACTTCATTAACAGCTACAACTTTATATGCAGGAGCTGCTGGTGCTGCTAATTCAGTGTCTATAGGTAGTTCTGGGCTTGTTTTTGAAGGATCAGGTGATGATGGTCATGAAACCACAGTTAATGTTGTAAATGCAACTGCAGATAGAGCAATTAATTTCCCTGATGCTGCTGGTACTGTTGCTTTATTAACTTCCTTAAGTGTTGCAGGTGGGTCAGGACTTACATATAACTCAGCTACAGGTGCATTTGGCACAAGTTCTATTCCTAATGCTCAATTAGCTAATAGCACTTTGACAATAGGTAGTACCTCAATTGCTTTAGGAAGTACTGCTTCAACAATTAGTGGTTTATCTTCATTTACTTGTAGTGCAGTAGTAACAGATGATGATGGTTTCAGAATTAGAGATAATTCTGATAATACAAAACAATTAGCTTTTGAATGTTCAGGTATTTCGGGTAGCACAACCCGAACGTTAACGGTACCTGATGAGTCAGACACAATTTCCACTGAATCATTTGCCACCGCAATAGCAGTTGCATTAGGATAGTATTATGTCAACCCAAGTACAATTTCGAAGAGGCACTACAGGAGAAACTAATAGTTTCACTGGTGCCATAGGAGAAGTCACAGTAAATACTGATCTAAGAACATGTGTTGTTCATGATGGATCAACTCTAGGTGGTTTTCCTTTATTAAGAAGTGATGGTAGTAATTCTGCATTCCTTTCAGGATCAGCTGCTAATCCTTCTTTATTTTTTGCTAATGACCCTAATACTGGATTATTTTCTGGTGGAGCAGATCAAATAGGATTTACTACGGGAGGTATTGCTAGGCTTACAATAGACTCAGCGGGTGTGATATCTTTTACAGGAAATGTCTCTATTAGTGGAGATTTAACTGTAACTGGATCTTTCCCAGAAAACATCGCTCTTATTGTTGCTCTAAGTTGATATGGCAAATACCTTCAAACAAGCTACAAAATCCAGTCTTGCCACAGACGCTATTAGTTCGGCTAATACAAATATTTTTACTTCTGGAGGCTCTTCTACGCTTATTCTTCTTAGTGCTATGGTCGCTAATAAGACATCGTCGAGTGTAAATGTAGATCTATATATAGTTGCTAATGTTGGTGATAATGTTTATCTTTTAAAAGATGTACCAGTACCTGCAGGATCTTCGTTAGAACTAATTAGTGGAAGTAAAATTATTATGGAATCTAGTGATGTTTTAAGAGCTAGATGTGACACAAGTAGTGCAGCAGACATTACCGTTAGCTACCTAGATCAGACTTAAAATTATGGGATTAACACTTGTTGGTGACATTGGTGCTCTACGAGCACAATTAGAAGTAATTAAAGAGGAGATTGATAAGCAATTTGATAAGACAATACTGAATTTAGAAGAAACCAGTTGGGCAGTTATTCGTAAGAAAAGAGACTTTCTTTTAAGAACAACTGATTGGACAATGACTCCAGGTTGCACAATAGATCAGGCAGCATGGGCAGCTTATAGACAAGCTTTAAGAGATATACCTCAGACATATCGAGTTGATGGATATACTGCTGTTAAATGGCCTACTGTTCCATCGACAAAAGGACCTCACACTACTTAAGCCTGTATAAGGGCAGAATACAATAGAAGATAATAAGCTACTAAATACTAAAGATGTATATTGGGAACGATTTACAAATTGCAAATCCAAGTTACAAGATAATTGATGATATAAGTTCAGGTTTTAATGGCAGCACCACTTCATTTGCTTTACAAGTAAAGGGAGTAGCTCCAGTTCCCTTTCCGATAAATACACAGCAAGTAACTATATCTGTTAACGGTGTTATTCAGGAACCAGATCCTACTGGTAGTGCAGGGTTCAAGTTATTAGGTTCAAATATAGTATTTAGCTCTGCTCCAGCTAATGGACATTCTTTCTTTGGTGTCATCAATGCAGGTGCTGATTATGTGACAGCTGGTTCAGAATTTCCAGATGGAACTGTTAATGCACCTAGTTTTACATTCTCCAGTGATCAAGATAGTGGTTGGTTTCGTATTGGCTCTGGTGACGTAGGTTATAGCTCTAATGGTACTCAAATATTAAACTTTGATGGTAATGGTGTAAATTTACCTGATGGTAAAAAGGTTCAGTTAGGGACTTCGTCGGATCTCCAGATCTGGCATACAGGTTCAGAAAGTTTAATACGAAATACTACCTCTGGTCATTTATATATTCAAAATTCAGGTGGGAATATAGATCTTCAAGCTGAAGATAATATTTTCTTAAAGAATTGGGATGGACAAACTTATGCCAGATTCATGGAAGATGGTGCAAGTGAACTCTATTACGACGACAGTAAGAAGTTTGAGACGACGAGTACGGGTGTAAACATTAGTGGTACTGCTACTGGTATTAACCTTGCTACTGCATCCTCTCAATTTACTCTTGATGTTGGTGGTGAGATAGCAAGTAAAAATGCAGCACAAGAATTTATTGGATTAAATTTAACAAGTAATGAAGCAAGAATAAGAAGTTCTTACTATAGCGGTGCTAGTGGTGCGTATAGACCAATTACATTTTTTACGTCAGATAGCGAAAGATTAAGAATAGAAACTGATGGATTAGTAAAAATTCCTGATAACGGTAAATTTGTCGCTGGAACTGGTAATGATCTCCAGATCTACCATGATGGAACGGATTCATATCTAGTTAATACTACTAATGATTTATGGATAAAATCTACAGGAGATGATTTAAGGCTTAATGCAGCAGATGACATACTTATTCAAGTGCAGACCAATGAGAATTCTATTATATGTAGAGGAAACGGAGCCGTAGAACTCTATTACGACAACGATTTAAAGTTTGAGACAACGAATGGTGGTATTTCAGTAGCAGGTGATGTATCGGCTGAAGCTCTTACTGCTACAAATGGTAATGCTATAAACCTTGCTGATAATAAAAAAATAAATCTGGGCTCTAGTTCAGATCTACAACTTTATTATGACGGTGGTGACGGTTTTATAAAATTAGCATCAGGTGTAGGAGGGATACGTCTTGAGTCAGATCAAACGCTTTTAAGAAGTGCAGATAGTAGTGAAACTTATATCTCAACTGTAAAGAACGGAGCCGTAGAACTCTATTACGACAACAGTAAGAAATACGAAACATACGCCGACGGATCGAAATTCTATGGACATCAGATAGGTCAAACTGCAGGTAGTTATATACAAGTAACTGGAGCTAACTCTAATGCTTTTGCAATAGGGATGACTTCGGGTTCTGATTTACCTGTCGGAAGTGATAACCATTTACAATTCCATCATTGGAACAATACTTCTTGGGATAAAGTTTTCTTTGTTCATAGAGATTATATAAATCTACCTGACAATAAAAAACTAGCACTTGGGGCAGGAAATGATCTCCAGATCTACCATAATGGAACGGATTCTTTCATCCATAACCAAGGAGCTAACGCAGGTAATTTTTATATAAGAGGTGCAGGTGCTGATGTAGATAAATGGTTAATTATTCAAGCTAAAAGTGGTGAAGATTCTATTGTCTGTAAAAGAGATGCTGAAGTTTTTCTTGCATATGATGGCCTTAAAAAGTTTGAGACGACGAGTACTGGTGTAAAAGTAACTGGAAGTTATGAACTAAGTTCTTCAACTCAAGCAATTATTTGGCCCGAAGATTCTGGAGACAATGCTTCTCGTCAGTGGGATTTCAGAGCCGATCAAGGAGCTTGGGGTCAGTTTGGTTTGAAATATGGCACGAATCAAGGTGATGCTCCTAATAAAACAGCAATAGAAGCAAATACTAACGGAAATGTAGAACTCTATTACGACAACAGTAAGAAGTTTGAGACAACGAGTACGGGTGCGAAGGTAACGGGAAGTTTAGGAGTAAGCACAACCCCTGATACAGAGTTCCACGTAAAAGGTGGTGGTACAGTTGCAAAATTTGAAGGTACTGGAGGTAGTGGTTTTATCTCACTGATGGATTCAGACGACTCTACGCAATGTTTTGTTGGTTGTGATGGAGGAGGTTTTAAAGTACAAACATCGGGTAGTAGTTGGTCGGATAAACTTGTTATTGATACGACTGGAAACGCCACTTTTACAGGGAATGTACTTATAGGACGTACATCAGCTGGAAATACTGGAAATGGTCACACATTAAGAGCTGCTGACAGTTGTATTTTTAGCCGTGATTCAACGGGTGAAACCGTACAAATTTCTAGGAATAGTAGTGATGGAAGATTTGTTCAATTTAGAACAGGTGATTCTGGTAATGCTACGGAAATCGGTAGTATTAATAAAAGTGGATCATCCGTTTCTTATAACACCTCCTCTGACTATCGACTAAAAGAAAATGAAGTAGCTATATCTGATGGAATATCAAGATTAAAACTTCTTAAGCCATATAGATTTAACTTTAAATCTGAACCATCTAAAACAGTTGATGGA